TGTAATCAACAGCAAACCATAAAACACAAGCAGGAGAAGAATAACCCCAGTCAGCAGCACGAAATTTATACCAGCCTCTAGGTATTTCAAAAGGTTCAACCACATGACTTAATTTACTAAATTCAGGAAATGCAGAATCTTCATAAGCATCCCAATCTCCATCTAAAAATTGTTTACGTTGTACTTCAGGTAAAGATGCAAGCATAATATAATAATCATCTGTTTGCATAAGATATGGATTATCTTGTAGCTTTGCTGGAATAAATCTTCTGGTAATATATTTTTTACCATTAGGCGTATCTATCCCTACATCAAACGCAGTATTTGGTTCACTAGGTTCTACGAACATTTCTCGTACCCATTGTGATCCTACGTTACCTGGATTACCTGTTGCTCTCATATAGACAGGTATATCTTTATCAACGGATCTTAAAGAAGATCTTAAAAAATTATATATGTCTGGCGAAGGATATTGTGGAAGTTCGTCTATTCCTATCCATGTATATGATTGACCTTGGTATCTTAACGCATCTGT